TCCATACCCTGAGCACGTGCAATCTCTGCTGCAGCTCTTAGGTTAGATACTTGACCTAAGGCCTGAGCACCTAGACCTATTCCTACTGCTGCAATACCAACGGGACCAGCAAGGGCTGAGAGACCTTGAAGTACACTTCTTTTACCTCTGCCCATTTGACCTTCAATAACACTATTTGCGTAGGCCATTGGATCGGACCAGTCTACATCCAGACCCCAGTCTTTAGAATCTTCACCCTTAACTGGATCAGGGAAGTCTGGCTTATCATCTTTGTTGCTTGCTTGAGCTTGAGACTGAGCTTGTTTAAGGGCAGAAGAGCCTTGTTCATAATAAGGAGGTTGAGTAAACTTCTCCATTGCTGGGTTCTTAAGCTTACCGTCAACAAACTCTACAATCTGTGTACTGCCATCTGCAGAGTTAACAAATGTTTTAAAGGTTGTTACGCTCTCTTGTTTTGCTTGTTGCCCTTGGTTATTAAAGGTAGAACCACCTACTACAGCAAAGGCTGAAGGATCAAAAGTAGAAGATGGGGCAGTTAGACCAGCCTGATTAAACCCTTGCATCATACCGCCTTGATTGGCCTGTACTGGTGCAGGTGTTTGACCCATGTTCTGTTGTACTTGTTGAGGGGATAACGGTTCCCCACCAATTCTACCATTCTGCTCCATACCCTGCAAGCCTGACTTTGCTTTGTTACGAAGATCCTCAAAGAAGTTCACTCCATAGAAACGAAGAACATCAGCAGGTACTACGTACTCACCTTCAGACAGCATAGCAGGGATATCATCTCTGACTTCCTTAGCCATAGAACCAGGCGGGATTTCATTACCAGAAACAGGATCTTTCTTCATGCCATCGTCTTTGATGCCACCTTGCTTCATGAAGGCCATTTCCGTCTGATTGTTCATTACTTTCCCGCCTTGATTAAATTTTAAAGAGTCACTTCTTTCTCTTGCAGCCTGTAGGGCATCTTTTTTATTTTTGTGAACACTTGTGGGTTTGATAACCTCAGCATCTAACATCATTCTAAGGGTATCATCATCGTAAGAGTAACCCTTATGGATTGTAGGTATGTTAATCCACTGGCCCTTATACTTAAAAGTAGTAGATTTTTCAGAGACCATTTCACCTTCAGACGTTTCGTACACATCTCTGCCTACTTGTGTCTTTGAGCCTGTCTTAGTTCCTACTTCAGCCATTTACTTTTTCCCTGAGATACTTAAAGTTATTTAAGCAAGCTGCCTGACCTTGTAACCTATACAGATCATCTGCAGATTGGGCTTGTTCCATCTGTCGGTGAACTTCGTGTAGTCTGGAATTAATCTCTGCAAGAAATGACTCCCAGAGATCTTTATTGTTCACTAAAGGTTTTAGATTATCCATTACTGCGCTGGGCCTTGTCCTGTATTAGCTGAGAAACCAGGCTCACCAGGCGTAGGAGCCGTTCCTGTGCCCATTTGTCCTCCACCGGACCCTTGGGTGTCCTGAACCTGAACCCCTGCTGGAGCGCCCTGTGGGCCTGCCTGAGGAGGTGCTGGGGGTGGTGGGTTCTCTGCTTGGAACTTCTTGAGGATCTCAGCCTGAATTGCTGCATCTGTCATAGAGTTTGCTACCTTGTCAGGATCAAGATCCATAGAGCTTGCAATCTCACGGATAATATAATCCATTTTGGCAAAGGGTGCAAGTGCTGGGTTCTGGACTACACCCAAGAACTGCATCAGTCTCTGGCTACGTACTTCGTTAGCCATCAGGGACTGAGTACCCTCAGCCTTAACCTCAAGGTCACCCTTGATCTCAGGATCAAAGTCAAACTGCATATTGAAGCTAAAGAAGGCTTTACCTAAGGGTGACAGCAGATAGTCATCAATGTTCTTCACTACTGTACGAATAGATCCGTTAGCAGCAGACATGAGCATAGAGATACCAGAGGCTGTACGACCCACACCACTGACGCCTGTCTGACCGTGTGCAAAAGATGGGAAGCCTGTAGACTCATCAGCAAGGACACGAGCCTTGTCAAACATCTGCATGTTCTCGTTAGACACGTTGGGGAACTTGGTTCCAAAGATGCTCTGTCCTGGTGCACCCCCTTGTCTTCTAAAGACTTTTCCTGGGTAGATAGACAAATCTTGACCTGGTACAAGGTTAGTTTCGTCAATCTCAATGATGAGGTTACCGGATAGTGCGGCATTGTCAACCGACATCCTCATAAAGCCATTCATGAGTGTTTGAGTATCGTCCATGTTCTCAGCAATACCAATACCAAAAAGAGAGTATGGGTTCACTTCAAAAGGAACTGCGTAGTAAGGAAGAATAGCAGGTGTGAAGGGGTTCATCACAAGACGTAGTACTTGACCGTTACAAACCCAAATGTTTACTGCGAGTTGTTCTTGATCCTTCAACTCTTTTGGGATGTCAATGTCATGATCTTCGAGAATGGTTGTATCGACATAACCCCAGAACTCAAGAACATTAAATCTTTCTGATTTGCTGTCCTGATCTGCATCTTCCATGACTTGTTCCCACCACTCTTTGGTGTAGGACTCACCCATGTCGATGGCTGTATCAATGGCGTTAGAACGGAAGAAAGGTCTTCTCTTTAGTCCTCTCATCTGAGAACGAGACATCTTGTGACGTTCAATGACATACTCAGCTTCATCCATGTTGTTAGCATCTGGGTCAGGGTAGAAGTTCCAGATAGAAACAGAGGATGTCTGAGGAATGGTCTTAAAGACTGGATCGTAGGTGCCTTCGTCATCCCAGTTTGGATATTCTTTATCAAGGGCAAATGGACCCTTCATGACACCAGTTCCAAACAAAGCACACTCAAAGGCTGTAGTACGTAGTTGTTTCTTGGCGTTAGACTCTTCTAGCTGATCATGGATCTTCTTTTCCATTTTCTTAGATGCTACAAGGGCTGGATGGAATGTAACCTGAGATGGGGTTGTACCTGGGCCATCCTTAAGGTCATCCATGACTGGTGCAAGCTTAGCCTTCATACCACCCAGACGTTCACTTAGATCAATGACAGTCTCACCTGGTCTAAGCTTTGTGTCTTCAGGGGTAAGTTCTGGACCAGTACCTGCAGCTTCTTTGACCTGAGGGTTGGACTCAAAGTGTACTGACTCAGCTACACCATCAGGAAGTGTAGTTGGGTTAATAGAAATAGGGAATTTGTGAGACCCAAAAAGAACGTCTACAATCTGCCCGTAAGCAGCAAGAACCTTTGTCTTGGTTACCTTAACAAAGATTTTACTCTTCTCAGTAGAGGTAAACTGTACGTCTGGTCCGTAGATACCACGATAGTTCTGGTATCCTTTGATCCATCTTTGCTCATCAGAGTACCTAGCTTTCTCAGCTTTAGAGAACCGTTCCTGAACAAAACCAGTAATTGTACCTACGGTAAGGTCTTCCTCACCCTCTTTAAAATCTTCAGCATAGGACGAAGACTCTTCATCAATGTAAAGCTCTTCTGATTCGTAGATGTCATCTTCTTCCATAGGTTATTCCTTAATATCCAAAAGTAGGATCAGAGGCTTGAAAGCCTGTTCGTTGTGATGCTGGGTCAAAGTCAAAGACGTTACTTCTTGGTCTAGTTTGCACACCGTATCTCAGGGCATCATACAAGTGATCTTCTGAGTGTGTGTCTACGTCTTCAGGGTTCTTCTTATCCAAGGGAATTGATGGTAACTGAGAAATAATATGCTTACAATTATCAAATATAACAAGTCTTGGTTCTTCTGTAAAGTCATCAATCTGCAAACGTCTGTGTATTTCGTTTTTACCTGCTACACGAGATCCTCTGGATCTGTCTGCTGGTCTCCAACGGCAACCCTTAGTGATCATTTGCTCTGCTAGACTGGGGCCAGTATCCCCTCTATTATGCCAGAGGGAGGAGTCAAGAACACCATAACGGATCTTTTCCCCTTCCTCTATCTCCAAGATCATGTCAGCCAAGTCTGTCGCAAGTATTTTAGATACATATAGCTCTCTGTAGACAACTAGCTGTTCGGACCCTGGAACCACTGCAAACCATAAGACACCTGTGTAAGAGCTATAACCGTAGTCACAAGCTCTAAAACGAACCCAACTAGCTGGGATGTCATATGGTTCTGTTACGTGAATTCTTCTGTTAAATTCAGGGAAGGCTGCACCTTCGTTAATATCCCAGTCACCTTCGAGCAACTGTCTTCTTTGGTGCTCAGGGAGGGATAAAAGGTTTGCCTCATACATACCATCTTCTGAGAGGTACGGGTTATCAAAGAGGGTAGCTGGAATAAACTTACGTCTAAAGAGTGGTTCACCCTCTCTACTGTGGCCACTAGGCCAACAAATAGTCTCGCCATTCTCGTCTGTAGCCCAGAAGGGATCGTTTGGTATACCTGGGTCAATGAAGTGTTTTTTAACCCATTGGTGACCTGGGCCACCTGGGTTTGACGTTGCTCTCATGTAGAGAGGTAAGCCACTTGCCTTTGTTGCACGAAGCCGTGATCGCATATATGACCACGCATAGGGGCTAGGCCATTGAGTTAATTCATCAAAACCAATCCAGTTAAAGGCTTGACCTTGGTATCTCATAACATCGTCATCACGATCAAGGTAAGACATCCAGAGTGTAGCTCCGTTAGGGGCAACCCAAGTCTTATCTCTCTCCATAAACTTAATACCTGGGATAGCCCGTGGGTACAATTGCTTGGATACTGAGATAAGTTCCCGTAGTTCCTCTGTACTTCTACGTACAATAAGCATTCTGGCGTGAGGGTTACTGAAATATCTTACAGGATCAGCTATCAGACTGTAGCTCTTACCGCCACCAGCTGCGCCACCGTAAAGTACCTCTTGCTCAGTAGCCGCCAAGAACTTAGTTTGAGGTCCAGGATTAGGTTCAAAGATAATATCTCTCTGAACCTCTTCAACTTCACTCTTCTGTACTTCCAGTGTCTGACCAACCGTCACCAAAGATTCGTTTGGTACCTCTACCACCGAGTCTTTGCTTTTCGATTTTCTCCGCTTTCCTTGACGCTTCTTGGTACCTTTTGGCATACTTGCGGTAACTGGAAGAGGCACGCCTTCTTTTTTCTTCAATCCTGACACGTTTGTCTAACCCTACATGTGAGATATACCTGCCAGATTGATCACTCAGCCACTTGGCTACTTGCCTTAGGCTGTAATCTTTCAGGAATAACTTTGCTTTTTCTAAAAGTTCTAATTCTTCTGGGATAGGTATTAGTAGGTCTATATCTTCTTCATCTTGTTTGTAACCAAAAGGTACATGTCTTCCTACTCTGATGATAGGATACCACTCACCGTTTTCTCCTCTGAGTGGTATCTGCCAGTCTACGTCAGTTGGGTAGGTATTCTTTGAAGCCCTGGCAGTCTTAACCTTAGGCATCTGAATCCTTAGAAGGTAAAATAAATAGAGGCTCTGATGACTTAACCTCTACCTTCTCTGTTTTAGTGAAACCTGCTCTATCTAAGATATCTTTAGCAGCCATCATCTTCTCTTTGACACCCAGATCTGTAGGGTCAGCCATTACACTGAACATAGTGTAAGCAGCCTTAGTAGAAGACTGAGCAATAAACTTCTTGGTTAGTTCAGCAATTTCATCAGTCAAAGAGTTGACAACACTGGTTGAGGAAACAGCATCAGAGTAACCCGCAAGCTTTTTAGCTTTGATCGGATCACCCTTAGCTTCCTCAAACAGAACATTCAAGAATGTTTGCTGCTTATCTGTTAATGTCCTGCCCATATACTGTGCGCCTTATTTCAGTTCGTGAAATACCGATATCACGTAGCTCTTTGTTTGACATATTCTGAAGAATCCAGAAATCTGCTCGTCTTTGTTGAGAGTCTTGAATTGATTTTAGTGCTGAACTTGCCCATACTTTAAACATGATAGTCTCCATTAGATTTTATCTGTGGTTGAATTAACCACCGGAGACTAGTTATATAAGTTTAGTTATACCATACTACATACAATATTGCAACCCCGTTACCCGATTGGAACAAAGGTCTCTGTTACAGTAAGAATAGTATCAATATGACCAGCACTTGTTGGGGTCACTTGTATCTTATCACCTGGCTGTAGAACTAGATCAATTTGATTGAAACTAACATAGTCACCAGCATTAAGACTTTTACCTTTTAGGAAATGAGAAGTGTAGCTATCAGCTGCAATATACCATTCTACTTCAATAGTATTAGTGGAAGCACCCCCATTTACTACATGGATAAAAGTGACCTCTGCCACAGCATTAGCAGGGCAAACATACACGTCTTCTACACTTGTACCTGAATTGTGCCCATAAACAGACTTAATACGTGCAGGTTTACCTTGCTGAGTGAATGACATTACTTCTTCAATACCTTTTTGGCTGTCTTAACTACCCAAGCCTCATTGACCTCAGTAGTAGGATCATCAGCAATGAAGTGACCATTCTCGTCACGTGCTCTTTCAAGAACAGGATCAGGAGTAGCCTTAGCCTTAGGTTTTGTTTTCTTCTTTGGTTTGTCTTGGCCTGCCAAGAAGTCTAGGACAGCAGCATCTTTAGTTTGCCACTCCCCATAGACTTTCTCAGCTAAGACATCACCACGAGGGCTAACAACTTTATCACCTTCAAGTTTAAACATGATTAGTACTTACCCTCCACACCAAACTTCTTCTTGTGCTCAGCAATAGTTTCTTCCTTGTAACGAGTAGTGTACTTCTTCTTATTCCAAGTGAAAGTAGGTTCATTATTCGCACGGTTTCTAGCGAAAGCTTTACCGAATGACTCATTGGTTACTGGACCTGCAGCAGGTCTTTTCTTAGGACGAGGAGACTTCTTTGGTGCTGACTTAGTAGGAGCATTCTTACGAGTCTCTGCTGCCTTCTTGTTTGCATCACTTTGTTTCTTTGTTGTCTTTTTTAAAGGCTTCTTACTGTCCGAAGGAGCAACAACTACCTCAGGTTTGGCTGTGTCAAGAGCACCTAACTTAGTGGTTGGGTTGCGCATAGCCTTAGGGTTCATACCGATAATACGATCACCACTTGGTCTACCTGGAGCATTCTTGTTAGGTGTGATGTCCTTCATAGGACGTGAACCACCAGAGCTATTACCACCTGAACGGGGGGACTTAGGTTGAGCTACGCTTGTATTTGGGTTTGGTTTTGTAGTCCTGGAAGGAACCCTAGGTTTATTACCTGACTTAGGTGCTGTAGGTGACCTAGGTGCTGTTCTAGGTGCAGCTGGGCCTGTGTTGGCCCGAGGAGCTGGTGGTTTTGGTCCACCTGTAGGAGCTTTTGGGTTTGGTGGTTTAGCAACTCTTGTCTGTTTTAAAACATTTGCTACGTTACTAACTGTAACATTTTTAGGAGGGTTTTTAAGCTTATCAACTTGTTTCTGAGTAAGCTTCTTAGCACCTCTCTTAACTAAGAGATCAAGTACTTTTTTTGAGACAACCCGAAAGGCTGCTGCTCCGAGCATAACTACTACTGGTGCTGGCATTTTAATTATCCTTTATAAGAAGCGCCACATGGTGCCATGCCGCCTTTGCTATAACCTGTTTTAGACATACCACCTTTTTTGTAGCCCATTTTCTTAGCTACTTTAGGCGCTGCTTTCTTAAGGGCTTTCATACCTGCATTCATTGGTTTCTTAGCCATCATGGTTTAATCCTCTTCTCTTATCTCAATATCTGTTGTGTCCCAAGCTTGACAGGACTTTTCTTGACTACATAAAAAATTGAACTTAGTGCAAGCACCTAACCCAGCTTTTGCCTTTAAAGATTTAAGAGTACGAGCACGATTATCAAAGTACTGACAGTTTCCACAGGTCTTAAGTTCTGCTACTTTAACAGGCTTATCCCATGCCTCTGCAAGTTCTTTTGCGGTTGCACCGTACATCCAGTGCTTCTCAGCACGATCTCTGTTCTTTGGGTCTACCTCAGGTACTTCCCCAACCATTAAACCAATGCTCATCATTTCTTAGTCCTATACTTAGATGTCTTCTTAGCAATCTTCTTGGGCTGTGCAACAAACTGCTTGCCTGCTTTAGTTCCTTTACGCTTAGCTGCACTTGTAGCTGCGTATTCTGCTGGAGATAAAGCAGCCCTAGCTTTCTTTGGGAGGTACCTTTCCCCAGTAGCCTTTGCACCTTGGGTAGAGGGTTTACCTGACTTGGTACCCCACTTCTCTTTACCCCAGTTCTTCAAGCTTTTTTGAGACTTAGATAAGGTCATTTAACAACAATCACAACCACATTTACATCTACGATTAATAATAGCTTTAGCTAATCTTTTCAAGTAACCCATCATGACTTATAACCTCCGCCTTTGGCTTTGTATTGTTTTGCTACCATCTGAGCTTTACGTGCTGACCACTGCCCAGGTTTACCACCTTTAGATCCTGCCTTAACACTGGCTACAAGGTTCTTACGCATTGTTGGCTTAGTGTAGTTTCCTGCTGCATTAACAGTACCACCCTTAGCCATACCTGTGCTGCTCTTCTTAGCCTTAGCTGCTTCGCCTTGCTTAACGGCATCAATACGTCTTGTATACAGCTTTCCAGTTTTACCCCAACGGAACTTCTGTTCTCCTGTTTTAGGGTCTTTTACTTTTTCTACTGGCATTATATCACCACTTTACTTTGTTGGCCCAATAGGCAGCAGAAAGCTTACCCTTCTTAATATTCTTACCGTGCCTAGCCTTAAAGGATGCACGTTTCTTCTTCATGCGATCAGATTCACCCGCTTTAGGTTTACCTGCCGTTGAGGCTCCTTGTTCACCAAAGCGGATGAGCTTAATGGTTTCACCTTCTTTGGCAAGGACTGCGTGGGACTTCTTAGGGTGACTGGATGTACGCTTTGGTTTGTTGTAACCTGCAAACTTCTCACCTCTGTATTCGATAGCCATTCTTATTTCTTTCCAGCTTTCTTGTTACGAGGGAAACTTCTATTTGTGCTTGCAGGTTGTACACGTAGGTTAGACTTAGCATTATTACGAGGATTGCGATTCTTGTGGTCAACGTCCTTGCCATCACCCTTTTTAACTTTACCAACCTTCTCTAGGCTACGTCTAGCCGCCTTACGAGAAGCATTAGCTGACAAGTTAGACTTAGTGGACTTTAGTTGTAACGCACGTTCTCTTTTATAATCTCTAGGCATTTACCATTTTCCTTGTTTAACACCTAAGAAGTACATTGCTATTACTAAAGCTCCTACACCTGCTAGTGTTACTGAGATACCCACAGCCAAATTGATACACTTATCTATGAACTCTTGTTTCTTGTAGACTAGTTCACGTTGTTCTTTACGCTGTTGTGCCTCTATACGTATTATCTCTTCCCATGCCTTAGGGCCATACGTCCAAGATATATGCGCCCTAAGCTCTTCTCGCATCTCTTTGAGCTTCTGTTTTTGTGACCATATTTCCAGTGCATTAGACTGGGTGTCACTAAACATCTTGTACATAGGGGGGTTCTTAGCTTTGTCCTCTAAGAAGTCTAGGTCACTTACAGCCTTAGACCACTGAGACACTGCTCCAGTCATAGCACTGATATCTCGTCCTACAGCTACAGCTTTCTTGATACCATTATAAGCTGTAGTAGCAGCCGCCATAGCTGTAAAAGGATCAATCATTTGAACTTAACCTCTATGGGACATACGTAGGTATGGCTTACTCTGTAGATCCTATCGTAGGATAAACCATTCTTAGGTAACCCACAGTCGTAGTAACAGTACTGAAATAACCTATTGCCACTGTCAGTCCATGCATGTCCAAATGATACAAAGACCAACGCACACAACAACTCTATTTCTCCATCGGACCTGTCATGTCTCTATGGTCACGGTTAATGTACCGTAGTTCACTTTCCATAACGGCTACACGTTGTTTAATCTTGTTGATCTCACCTATAGCCAAAGTCATAGATGCAAGTTCATCCCATAACTCTTCTACGTCAGCCCACACGTACTGTATCTCAATACCGTTACCCTCAACATCACGTTTAAGGTTAATGTTATCCTCAATAGCCATACGTGAGCCTAGCTGACTGACTGTTTCCTCTAGGCTTGCAATAGTAGATGCCTGTTGAGACACCCACCATACACCACCTGCAAGCTGAACAGCCATAGCTACAACAAGAGCTATAGGAAGCTTTACATTTTCCATTACTTGCCTCGCAACGATTGCTCTATACTGTCTAATTTATTAAAGATAGCCTTAATGGTATCTCTCATCTCTTTCATTTCTCTGTCGTGGTGAATAGCACTAGCATCATGCCTAGCCTTAAGCACAGCAATGTCTCTCTCGTTACTATTTGCCTTGTTATAAAGCATCCAGACTGCTGCAATGATCGGAGCAATCAGCCATTGCATTACAATTTCTATCATTTCGTACATGGTCTACATCAACTCAAAATGTGGGCCATCAATGAAGGGTCTACGCCCCTGGCTTCTACGTAAATCTACGTAGGCCATCATTGCATCTTCAGCAGTTCCTTCATAAGTACGAATATCACCCTCTGACCAAGCTGCACCCCACTTGATTGCCACACCAAGCTCCCGTGCTGCCTCTTTCATTGCGTCACAGAGATCATCATAGACATTTAGTTCCCATACACCCTTACCATCTACATAGGCCATAAGGTCTACGGCTCTACCTTCAAGGTGTTTGGACTTCATAGTCTGGGATTTACCAGCAGCTACAAGTTTTTCTTGTTCCTCTACTGTCCTCAAACCGTAGATTACTCCAAAGTCTACTTTGGTAAGCTCGATGGCTCGTTTGACTACAGCCACTAGGCTTTCGTCTACACCTTCCATCTTAGCAAGACTACGATTTGATAATTTAAAGGACATTATTTCTTCCCTGTAAAGAATTTAGATACGGATCTCATACCTATGCTGGCACTAACAATACCACCTAATGAGTATTGGTACCATGTCGGCATTGTTTCGAGTGCTGTAAACCCAGCCTGTACAATTCCATTACCCCATTCCCCACAGAAGGCTAGGATAAGGGGAATAGAGAAAAGTAGAGTAATCCACTCGTCTTTCCAGCTGTTTTGGGTGCTATTCATTGCAGCAATATCCCAGTCAAGCTCACCAGTGGCTTGCTTAACACGGATCTCAGCATTAGCCTTCTGTACTGCTACCTTACCGTCTAGGTAAGAAGAGGCTAAACCACCTACTGCTCCTATAATCTGACCAATCATTTGCTGTACTTCTCTTCGTGAACGATTCTAGTGGGTGTAACTGTAGTCTTAGACTCTTTTCCCATCCATATGCCGAAACATCCTGTTAAAGCCCCCATACAAACAGATACAAGGCCACTCTGAGCTACACTGGGGTCAGATAAACCCATGAACCAATGTACTGCTTGATACGTGAGTACAGTAACTGCAAGCATCATTAGCCGTGGGAGTACTTTCCAATCGTCAAGCACAGTCTGAGCCATAGTTTTGTTCCCAATCTCTTGTACGATCAGGGTCTAGTACGTCCTGTTTACGTAGCATACCCTCAAGATACATAGATCTTTCTATTCTGTCTAAGGATTCCCAGTTGCCTGAGTGTTCGTAGTAAGCCCTACGGATGTAAAAGACATCAGAACGAGGTATATGTACCCTTCTAATCTTCTTGTCATTACCGTCTGCTAATGCTGAGTAAAACTCTTCTAGTACTGAGTCAGACTCAAAGTACTTTATTCTATTATTTTTCATTATTGTTGTTCTTATGTGAGGTAGTTGTACCTAAAGTAGGACTAAAGTCAACCTGAGTCTCTCCTTTTTTCTACGAAAAAGACAACAAAAGAAGAGTAGAGGTACTTTAAGTTATAACTTAAGTTATTACTGTTAGTATTACTTGTAGTACTCATAAGTAATAAGATAAAAGGAATAGAAACTAACAGTATTACCTTAAGTATATACCAATAGTTATACCCGCCACAAGATATAAACAAGTAAAAAGTTCAATAGTAGGACAATGTGTCACATGTATGCTACAGGTATACCCCCGGCTTGACTCCCTGTTAACCACTAATCGTAAAAACTGGTTAACAACCCTAAAATACCCCTCTCTGTCATTGGTCATATATATAGACGTACACCCCCCGTGCGGCCCATGCCCGCCCCTCGTATATAAGTGACTGTTTATATTAGAATATACTTATATAAGTGATCCTGGATATACAACTGGTTTAATATTAAACTATCTCGGGGGGAAAATAGTTTAACGTTAAACTAAATGTTAGAAACTAGTTCAATGTTAAACTATATTGAATGTCTGCGAGTATTCCAAACGTGATCACAAATAACCAGGGCATT